CATCCCGCCCTCTTCGACCAGATGGAAACCGCCAAGGCCTGACCGGCCACGGCACAAAACAGAAAGCAAAAACCGAAAATATGAACATCCTGTTCACACGCATGGCACTCATTGCAGTGCTCGCTCTTCTGGCCACGTGCGTGAGGCTGGCAAAGCGCAACCCGCTGACGTTCCTGGCGAACATCGCGGACGGCACGCACGAAAACGGCATCACCAAGCTGGCCGACGCTGCCATCACGACCCGCTTCCTCGCGGTCAAGATCGGCACCGACGCCAACCATGTGGACCTGGCCGGTGTCTCTGACATCCCTCTCGGGATCGCCACGGACGAAGCGTCAGCCGCGGAGGAGCCCGTCAACGTGGCGCCTTTCGGGGCCAGCACTGGCACCCTCCTGGGCGTGGCTTCGGCCGCGATCGCGGCGGGTGCCCTCGTCGTCCCGGCCGCCAGCGGAAAACTCCGCACCCTGCCGACCGCCGCCGGCACCTACCACATCGTCGGCCGAGCACTCCTCGCCGCGGGCGCGGATGGCGACACGTTTGAATTCGTGCCGTCCTTCCCGGTCCAGCGCGTCGTGGCTTCCTAACCGACCAAGGAATCTCAGCGAATCCAAATCACATGAATAAAAACCACATTGTGGACGCCCTCCTGGCTGACCAGGGCGGCGCCAATCACCCGGGCGAGATCTATATCGCCAATGAGGCGCGGTTCACCAGCGCCACCTTCTCGCAGCCGCTGACCACGTTCAGCGTCGGCTGGAAGGACGACCAGAACATCCTGGCGTCGCTCCAATTCATCGCCCCCGAGGTGGTGGTTGGCCGTCGCTTCGAGTTCAAGAAGTCGACCAACGCCGAGGAGTTCCTCAGCGAGACCGACGACGTGCGCGCCATTGGTTCCTCCTTCAAACGGGTGGAATACAAGGGCACCACGGTCAACGAGAAGACCCTGAACAAGGGGCTCACCATCCGCCTGGACAAGGACGAGATGATCGACGGCGACGAGGAGCGCGCAGTGCTGCGCCTCAAGACCCGCCTCTTCCGCAACGACCTGCGCCGCGCCGTGGCGATCCTGTTGGCCATCGATTCCGGTGGCACCAACAAGACCTGGGGCAGCACGGGCAAGCCGGACAGCGATGTCATGGGCGCCATCATCAGCGCCGGGGACAGCGGTGGCATCTCGCCGAACCGTCTGCTCTACGGCCTGGCCGCCTGGCAGCTCCGCTACGCCAGCTATGAGCAGCAGGCGACCGCCGGGGCCTTCGCCGCGCTCAACCAGACCGCGGACCAGGTCGCGCAGAAGCTCGGCCTCTCCGGGGGCCGCGTGAGCAGCGAGCGTTACCAGTCCGCTGCCAGCACCAAGTCGAAAGTCGTCGGCAGCTTTGCCGTCGTCTTCTTCGGCGAGGACGGCGTGGGCAAGGACGACCCGTCGAGCGTGAAGCGCTTCGTCACTCCGGTCGGACCGGAAGGCGCGCGCGTCTACCGCGACGAGAAGGACAAGTTCGTGGACATCACGGTCGAGCACTACTCGAACCTGGTGGGCACGAGCTCGGTCGGCACGGCCAAGCTGAACATCAGCTAATCGCCCTCACACTCTGCGGTCGCCACCCGGCGACCGCAGCAGTGAGGGCGAAGTTTTCAGTTTTCAGTAGGGGTTGAGTTTTCAGCCCTCTGAACACTGAACACTGAACCACTGAACACTTTTTTCCCATGTGGACCACGATCACAACTGACGACGTAAAGACGCGCCTGGCGGCGGCGGAGTTTGCGGCCTATACGACCCGCGCACTCGGCCAGGGCCAGACCGACCCGTTGCCCGACATCACCGCTCAGGTGGTGCGCGAGGTGCGCGGGCACGTGGCCGGCGGTGGAAATGTGCTCGGCGACGGCCTCACGATTCCCGACGAATTGCTCGCCGCCGCCGTGGACATGATTGTGTTCCGGTTGACGACCCGCCTCGGGATCTCGGTGAAGGACGACCGCAAGACGGCCAACGACCAGGCACGGACTCTCATGGGGCAGGTCGGCCGGGGAGAATTCAAAGTCGGCGCGCCGGCGACGGCCGCCAGCGAGCAGGCCGGGGCAGGCGGGATCACGGTGGTGAACAGCCGCACCCGGCAAACGGAGGACATGAGCGGACTATGAAAACAGTGGCGAGTGACAAGTGCCGAGTGACGAGCGGGGAACGGTCCCTGGCTAATGCTCGTGTCGGTCTTGAGATTGCGCCCCTGGAGGAGGCGGTCGGGCGGATGAACGCCAAGATGCCGATCGCCCGCGCGCTCACCAGCGCAGAGTGGGCGGACGTTCCTTTGGCTTTGCGGGAACGGGCTTTCTGGACGGCGCGCTTTGCCAAGGCGGATGTCCTGCAGGTGATGCACGATGCCATCCGTGACCGGCTGAAACTTGAACCTCGCGAGAGCGTGCCGGGGCGCGGGGCGGTGACGATGTCGCGGGATAATTTCATGGTTGAGATGCGTGATCGCCTCGAGGCGGCCGGCTATGTGCCGCCCCAGGGGAAGGCTGGGACCATTCAGGATCTGACGAGCAAGGGGCGCTTAGGGCTGATTTTCGACATCAACACGCAGATGGCCCAGGAGTATGCGCGGTGGAAGTCCGGGCAGCTCCCGGGGGCGCTGGATGCGTTTCCCTGCCAGGAACTGATCCGGGAGGAGGACCGCAAGGTTCCGCGGAACTGGATCGAGCGGTGGCGGGGTGCCGGCGGGCAATTTTACGACGGCCGCATGATGGCTGCCAAGGATGACCCGATCTGGACGGAGATCTCGGCTTTCGGCACGCCGTGGCCGCCGTTTGATTTCAATTCTGGCATGGGCACGCGGGACATTTCCCGCAGCGAGGCGGTGCGACTGGGCGTGATCGCGCCAGGCGCGGAGGTCAAACCGCCCGAGGTGGAATTCAACGCCGAGCTGTCGAAGAGCGTCGAGGGTTACTCGCCAGAAATCCGCAAGGAGCTGCTGGATGACCTGGGAGACTCGGCTGTGGTCGAGGATGGGGTGGCCAAGTGGGTGCCGCCGGTCATCCCGGAATCCCCTGCCCCTGCGACGTGGGAAGCGTCCCGCGCCGCTGAGGAAGATCGCGGTGTCTTGGACGCGACGGGCGAGCCGGTGGCTTTCGATGTGGATTTGGCCAAGACTCTGGATCCGAAGCGGCTGGAATTGCTCCCCTGGGCAATGGATGCCGTGAAGACGGGCCGACGCGACAAGGTGGGGCGGTCGGTGGTTTACCGGAAGAAGTTCACCAGGCCGGACGGGCCGACGCAACGGGTGACGGTGCGGGCCGAGGCGGGCGAGGTGAGCGACTTTGATGTCCGGGAGGTGCGGCCATGATGGAGATCACCATCGAGGACGGGGCCACGCCGGAGCTGCGGCGCCGTATGGCCGCTCTGACGAACCGCACGCCCATGATGCAGGCGGCTGGCAAGGCCGTGGAAGTGGTGCTGAAGGACCATTTCCGCCGCCGTGACGGCGAGGGCAATAAGAAGGGGTGGCCGCGGAAACATTTCTGGAATCGGATCGTGAGCAAGGCGACAGCCTTGGCGTCGGCCACGGCGGACGAGGCGACGGTTAAGATCGCATCGCGGGAGTTTGCGCAGAAACTTTTCGGCGGGCCGATCACGCCGAAGAGCGGGAAGTTCCTGGCCATTCCGCTCACGGCCGAGGCCTACATGGCGGGGCGTCCGCGGAACTGGCGCGGCGGGGCGTCGCTTCATGCCATCCGACTGCCCAGCGGCTCGCTGCTCCTGCGGGAAAGCCTGCATAGCTCGCTCAAGGGCCGCAAGCGCGACCGGGGCAAGATTCAAGGCGGCGAGGCGCAATATCTCCTGGTCAAAAAGGTCAACCAGGCGGCGGACCCGCAGGCCTTGCCGACAGAATCCAAGTTGCAGCTCGCCGCGCGGATCGCGGTGAGTGACTACCTGAAGAGGGGGGCGCAGCCATGAGCAGCCAGTTCCAGGCCATCGTCGAGGCGGCGGCGGATTTGATCAGCGAGTCGACGGCGATCCCCGAGGACGTGGCCGTGGTGGCCTACCAGCGCGGCGAGGTCGAGAGCGAGATCGAGCGGGCCATGGCGACCCTCGGCGCGGCCGTGGTCGTGCTGCCTTTCGAGACGGTCCATGCGGTGGACGGGGCGATTCCGCCCTTCTACGACGAGGCCGAGTTGATCGTTCACATTCTGGAAAACCCGACACTCAACGCCACCAGCGTGGACGGGCAGGCGCTGCGCGACGCGGTTGTCCTGGCTCTCACAGGCGACGACCTCGACGGCCTCCTGGCCGCGCACCTGAGCGAACATCGCATCAT